TCAACAATAGGGCGCGTCAGGCTGTTCGGGCGCGTAGGAGCGTAAGGAAATTGTTTGATGCCGCTTTTCCCCTTTATTTTCGGTATTTTTTAATAGTTTTTGGATAAAAACTTTTGAAACAAAAATCCCAGCTATTCTCACGAACGGCTGGGATTGGAATGAGTAAAAAAAATTTATGTAAGTTTTCGGGAATCTATTTTGGTCTCCTAACGATTTTCCAAACTGCTGTGCCAGCGATTACCTCTGGCCTGAATCCTTTTTTCATTAGCGTAATGGTTACGTCGTTGACATTGATGTCGAGAAGGTCTCGAAACATGTTCTTGAGTTCAAACGACGTGATAACCTCCTTTTCGCCTTGCGCTTTGGGGTCCATTACGAATATATCTTCCATCATCTCGGAGAAGGCGTCGAAAACGCTTACTATCTCCTTTTCCTCTGGATTGTCTTTCTTGTCTTTCTTGGTGAACATATTTAAACTCCTTTATTTTTAAAAAGACAACTATCCTCGCGGACCGTTGTCCTAACCGATATAAAAACTAAATTAAATTAACGTGAATTTTGACTTTATATTTTTAATTATGAGAAATAAATGTATACTCAATTTAAAAAGTAAACCCACGTCTCCCGACGGGAGTTTACGGCGTTACGTCGATAAATAATAATGATGAAAAACTAATCAAAACCTTCAAACATCATTTTTGTCTAACGTCATTTACCATGAAAAAAAATTATTTACACGTTTTAATACCTATGAGTTACACGCGCAACGCTTTGCGCACAACTTTCAAACGATAAACATACCAATGTATGAAAAAACTAATCTACTAACTTTTTTAATAACATAAATAAACTACGAATATGACTCATTTACTTTTGGTTTTGCAAATTTACGTATCAAATCTGAGTTTCGAAAGGACAGGTTTAACTGTTTTTATCTTCGTACTTGATATCCAATTCTCCAAGGCACTTGAAGAAATCCAAGTATCCATGCAGACTACTGAGTAATTGTACGATTTTCCCAGGGTTTTCTTTCGTAAACTGGTCGTATGTCGATATGATATAATCTTGAACCTCCAAGATACTATCCTTGAAACCGTCCTTTACATAGTCGTTGATGTCTTTCAAAAGGCTCATTTCCTTTTCCGTGAGCCGTAGCACAAACCCACCAAGTTGCACCTCTGCAATGGGCTTGATTTCCGCTATATTTTCTTTCTTTGCCATAGTCTTATTCTTTTAAATGGAATTTTCGGGGAAAAGCATGTATTGGAAACGGCCTGTACCCATGTCGTACTCCACCACTGCCTTTACTGGTTCGAAATAGATGCGGGCTACTGGCGTTCCGTCTTTGCCCGATTCAATAGAGATGGTTCCTTTCCTGTCGCCTGCGAGAATGTCACTAACGTAGGCTGCATGTCCTTTGGGCTTGCCTGCCTCCAGTCTTGTCTTCAGGCGATGCACAAACACGTCGAAATCCTCTTTTCTTGAGAATGCGATGTTGTTAGCACCGCGCATGACGGCGACTGCTTGCTTGTAGAACTTGGGATAGTTCGAACGCTCAAAGAAGTTGTCACAATAACAATATATCATAGCTTTGTCCTCCATTAAAATAATGTTCCTAATCCGTTTACAATCGCGCCCATCAGCAGCATGGCCACGATGCCTAAGTGTATCTTCAATACATCCCCATGCGTGAAGTTCTCACCGCAAAGAAGGGAAAATGTCTCACTCCTGGAGTAATACCATTTCGAGATAATGCTCGATATGGTTGGTTGCATGATCGTCGAATTCATAGCCCGTCCTCCCTGTGTTTAATTGAAGTCGTTGAAGCATTCCGCATACTCACCCTCGCCGTCGGTGCCCATTCGTGGTGGCCAGTCGCATGTTCCGCCAGTTACCATTTGGCTCCAAGGTGTCATAATACTTTCGGTTTGCACCGCTACTTGTGCCGTTCTGGGCACTACGTACTTTTTTCTTTCCATAACTTGCTATTTTAAAATGTTTATACTAAATAATCTTGTATCGGCTTGGGGATTCGAACCCGTTGCGCTCACGGCCAAGTTTTACTCTTCTTCTTGCGCTGCCTTACTGTTGATTCTTTTTGCCGATGTAATAAACGGGAGTCCATTCCATTGCTCTTTAAATTGAATGTATGGGGTAGAACTATTACCCTGGGTGAACTCCCGCGGTCATGGTAGGCTTCCTTCCTGGGCCTCTATGTTCGATTATCAAGCAAGTGTCAAGTATTCCCACGCTTTCAGACACGGTCTATATTTCTACTAATAATCCTTTTTTAAGGTCGTTTTTAATCTCTCCGTAACTGGCATTGCTTTGCCAAACGTCTGTGCCGTCATTTACCTCAGTGATGAAGTAACCAGTGTTACCCATAAGGCTTTTAATTGTGACCGTCCACAAGAAATTACGGCCATGATATAAATATTTGTAAGTCTTTCCGATGTGAGCAGTCATGAGGTTTCTCATTCTTGTACTGATTCCTTTTGTTGCTTTCATAATTGTAATGTTTTAATCGTTATTGTTATGTTTGATGATGCAAAGATATAGATTATATTCTATATTTGCAAATGTTTTCATAGATTTTATTATATATTTAACGATTGTTTGCTAAATAAGATTATATTTTAATTCCTTTAACTAAATATAGAATATAATTTATATTTTTGCCTTTTTTCTTGGAAGTAAATAAAAAAATCATTACTTTTGTAGGCGAAAAATATAAAATACAATCTATGAACATTAAAAAGGTAATAAAGGATAGTGGTTGGACACTGGAACAATTAGCCGCTGAAATGAAGAATAAGAACGGCGAAAAGGGCATTTCCCAGCCTTCAGTATCATCAATCGTGAATGGTAATCCTACCTTAGATAAACTCCAAGAGATTGCAAATATAATAGGTGTATCGGTTTCAACTCTCGTAAGGGATGAAGACGATATGCGAAAAACCTCTGTCACTTGTCCCCATTGCGGAAAGGAGATACAAATTGAGGTAAAATAATCGGCTTCCCTTAACTTGCTAAATATACAAAGGAAAGGGCGTGGTGCATTGGTTTGCATCACGCCCAATCGTTTACGGGGTGTCATCATTTTCGTGGGGTCACGAAAATGGTTACGGGTTCACGGCATCCTCACCGTCTTCTGCATCTTCGTCGGGGAAATAGATGTCAGCTTCGCGGATCTTCAAATCCTTGTAGAGGTCAACGGCCTTGAAACGCTTACCGAGGTAGAGGTTCATTCGGCAGCCCACCACGTTGTCACGGGCATTGAACTTGTCGGCGGTTTCGGCTGGCTTCGTTCTCAGTCCGATTTTGAAGATACCCAGCTCGTCCATGCGCACTGCCTTTCCTTCGAGAAGCAACTCACGCAGACAGTTCTCCATCTCGATAAGCACGCCACGGATGGTTGCCTCCGAGAATGGCGAATGATGGGTTGCAAGGTGTTTGATAAACTCGTCGAACTCCATGAGCTCGTGCGCAGCGTAGGCGTACCACTTACCTTTGGTCTCGCTACCCTCGCGGTTGTTTTGTCTTACTTTGTAGTGAATCATGAGAGATTAAAAATTAAAGATTAAACATGAAAGATTGAAATCGTTGTCAAAGGTACGTGTTTGCCGCCGATGGATGGAGCATCATCCAACGCTCATGAGCGCATTGGAAAAGACGGGCTACACCCATCACCAGCGCACGTTTACACCGCTACAAGTGGGTGAAATCGTGGCAGCTTTGGGAGAACCCTAAGTATTTAACAAATTTTTTGGCTACATTTTTGGCGAAAATGTATATGATTTTTGGCAAAAATGTAGCACATTTTTTCGGATTTCATATCCTTGCACTGACAAAGGAGGTATTGATGAGCTTTAGGCGGTCGCCGTATTTGGTCCAGATACATTTGTCAACCGTATCGCCGAAGTGGGTGGCATCTTCAGGGGCTACGGATTTCTTGCGCTCTGAAGACTTGTCTTTCGTGAATTTTCCTTGGCCGTTTTCCGTTACCTCCGTGTTTTGCATGGAGATGATGACCTTCTTACAACGGGTGGCATTGATGCGGAAGACGGGAAAACGGGTGTCTGTCTCTGCAAGGATGTATTGCCAGAGCAGGAACTTGTCATGCTGGGGCGGTTCCATACCCGCGTGTGTGCGCTGGTTGACCGTCCATCCGTTGCGGTTCAGGCGGTCGATGAACATCTCATTGTAACTTTTCTTTGAGTTGGCATTGTGGTGGTCACCGTAGCGGTCACGATAGAATGTCACCTCCTTGCAGATGTGGAAGCGGTAGTAATGGCAGAACTTATCCGCTATTTCATCCACTTCCGTGTTTTCTATCTTGTCATTACGACGAACGTAAAACTCATTGATGACATTGTGGATGGGTCGGTCGGTGGTTTGGTGTGTGCGAAAGTCGATGTTTCGTTCCTGGTGCACCACGAGGAAAGACGCACTACTTCCCCAGTCGGTACTCAGTTCCAGCGGTTGGCGTGGGTCGCAGTCGAGGTCGGCACGACTATCCGTTGCATCTCGTAGGATTTGCCAATTGTAGTTGGAATTTTCGCCTACGTCGCGCAGATAACTGTCGTTGTAGGCATTGTAATAGAAGTGCCTTTCCTCCAGACGGTAATAGGCATTATCCACGGTGTCAGGCTTTCTATTCAATATCTCCACCATGAATGAGAGCTTATCCATCACGTTGTATTGGTTGACGATATACTGCATACCAAGGTTGTCGATATTGTCAAACACGCTACCAAGGAGGAATAAGGTACCATCCTCAGAGACGAAAGGAGTGATTTCACGGCGAAGGCGTACGCACTCATTCCAAAGCTCGCGGAACATGGGGATATCGTTCTTGATTTTCGCCTCTATCAATTGCATCTGAACATCCACGAGTTTGTTCCATTTGGCAAAGAGATTGATGCCACGTTCACGTTCGTAGTATTCCGCTGGTGCCGTTAGCCATTGCTGTTTGAGGGTGTAAGGCATGGAAGAGACAAAGAGGTTGCCGTGGTGCTTGGTGAGTGGGTGTTTACTTCGTTTGCCGAAAATATGTTCATTGCCACGGTTTGTTGGTGCTACCTCCTGGTCGAACTTCTCCTTGTTGATGGTGAGTGCTTCATCCGTGATATTGAAATCCGCATTCGGTCCACGGCTGCTGCCCTCTTGCGTTAATATATATAATATGTGGCCATTCTTGAAGCTGATGACGTGATCATACTGCATGATGTGTTCGTATGGGGTGTACCAGCCAGGGGGAGGAGTACGACACACCACGTAATCGCCTGTGTGCGTCTTGTAATCGTAGGGTTTGTAGCCAAGGCGGTCGAGAAAATTGAAGGTGGAGGGGAGCGTTTTTGTCAATGCCTGTCCGATGGTAGCCTGTGCGAGAGTGGTCACGCCACGCGGCATGATACGTACGTTTTCGTCAACTTCATAGCCGACGATAAACGACTTACCAGTACCACGGCTCCAGATGCAATACTTTTGCTTTGCCTGGAGCATGATAAACTGCCATTGCGCGGGATTGACTTTGAGCTCGTAGTCCATGTTGTTTAGTTATGAATCCATGATTTCCTCTGCTTCTGCCTCGTCGATGGGCTGGTGCATGATGTCCATGACTTCCTTCATTTCGTTGGGTTTTAGCTTGCGGGCTTCGTCGATGGGCATATTGACGACTTGACCGTTGACGTTGACGCAGATAAGTATCTGCGTGTTGCCCGTTTGTTTGTCGTCTGTGAGGCCGTCGGGCTTGTCGCCTATGATTTGGTGCAGCACCTTCTTGGCGGCGTTCCATTCCTTCAGATTGCCCTTGATTTTGCATTCGTGTATCAAATCCAATTGGTCACGGATTTGCCACGTATGCCAAAAATCCCAATCGAACGTGTGTTTCGTCTTGTACACCTCACGCGCTAACTCCACATCCTTTCGGAGCGTGACCGCCGCACAGTTGTATTTCACTTGGAGGAGGGAAACAATATGGTCGGTGTCGGGGTGAGTATCCAAGAGACGGGCAGCAGACATGACACGGTTGAATTGCTCCATCTGTGCCTCGGGGAGAGCGTTGTTTTCAGGGTCGAGGATGTATGCCTCTATTTCGTCATGCGTTAGACGCATTAGTGATTTTCGTTTCTCAGCCATTTATGCTATTGCCTATTCGCTAATTCCATCTCGTATTTGCTGATGCGTTCAGTTAGTTTTGCAATCTTCTTTTCGAGGATTGTGCGTTTCGGGCATTCGGGCATGGGGTTTTCTGTTTTCTGCTTCGTTGGCTTCTGATACTTCAGAAGGTTCATCTTGCGCTTTCGCTCAGTGACACACGACTTGCGTTTAACCCTCAATGTCTCGGTGTCCATCTTCGAGATGTCCTCCTCTTCATCGTTGGTGGATGGGGATGGTTTTTCGTTCGCTGGTGAGGAGTACAGGATATCGTTAATCTCTGCATCGGTAGGCTTAATTCCTCTTTCATCGTAACGAACACGGAGTTCCCAGAATCGTTCCAGTTTATCCGTGCAAATGTCCATCTTACGGGAGAGTTCCTTACGTTGTGCGGCTACTTGTGCGTCGTTTATTTCTGGAAGTTCCTGACGTTCCCGTGCTGCCTTGGCACGTTCGCGGTAGTACTTGGCATAGACAGACATCAGGCGTTGGATGGGTTCAGGCCATTTGCGGAAGCTCGGACCCTCTTGTTCTATCTCCTGGATATCTACGTCTTGTGTGGAAGTGGTGACTTCGCCCGCTTCATCGTTCAGTACATCCACGTCTTCAGGTTGGTTGAATTTCGGTGCTGTTGGATTGTAGAACAGGCGGATGACATCGGAAAGACAACTGAAGAGCTTCTCTCGCGTCCAATCCTGTTCGCCTTTGCGAGTGAGCAATTTTGCCACATTGGGTTTGTAGCCTGACTTCTTGAGGATTTGCACACCATCGGAGAACTTACGCTTATTGGGCTGGAGGTTCATGTACTTCTTGGCGTCCTCCCATGCTTCGATAAATTCCTTTGTTATTTTCATATCTAATCTTTAATCTTTAATCATTGAAAAGCGCAGGGCGCATCCCTGCGGCCTGCGCGTAAAAACAAATCATTACTCAATTTACTACCTTTTACTAACCTTTTCAATTATGACAATGCAAATTTATCGCTTTTTTGCTCGCCCACAAAGGACAGAAACGCAACAAAAAAAAGCGAGTAGACATTGTTAGTGCCTACCCGCTTACCATAGCATTTATGATTTATGAGAAGAACTTTTAAGGGTTGTTGGCTTGAACGGCGGTGAGGACATCCTCGGTGTCGCCTTCGTACACGAACGCACGAGGCGTGTTGTACGTGAACGTCAAACCAACGTGGTTGCGCTCGGTGTAAGCGGCACCCGTATTGGCACCCTCTGAGTTGGCCACGAGCATAGCACCGTGGTCTTGGTCGCCCATGAGGTACCATTGAGCATTGTTGTCCTTGACCAAGAAGAAAATCTTGCGTCCCTTCGTTGCGTTCATGAATCCAAGGAGAATCTTGCGAATCTTCTGGGCAATGAACGTCAAAGTCTCGATGAATGACTCTCCACCCTTCTCTCCTTGCGGCTTGATGGTGAACGAACCCGTATCGTCGGTGAAGTCGAACTTGTACGCACGACATCCTGTCTTCATGACAAGATCGCCAACGAGCGTGCCGGCAGCTTCGAGGCTGATGCCTGCTCCTGCTGTCGCTTCTGCTGGCTTGGTGGGCCAAGTCTCAACGTCATCGCAGTAACCGTAAATCACCTGTGGCACGATACCGCCCATGTTGTCCTGTTCCGCACAAGACAAACCGAGGTCGATATCAGCGAGGTTGATGCAATTAACTTGTGACATAATGTTATCGTTTTATGGTGAGAGAATCAATTACGCGGGAGTTACGGGCTGGTCGTTGACACAAAGCAATTCCTCACCGATGTAAGCGAACTGGCAACCAAACACGTATTTACCGAGAGCCTTGAAGAGATAATCATCAGGCACAGCCTTGATGGTACGCATGTCGCTGGCTTTGTCGAAGCCATAGACCATGTTCTCCTTGATGGTCAGGAGAGTGAACTGAGAGTTGTCTGGAAGGTCGGGGATGCGAACGAGCTCACACTTACCCTTCGAACCATAGAGGAATTGCTGACCTGTCTCATCGGCGGTCTTTCCCACATCGTGGACACCAGGATGTTCGTCAGCAAACCAATCATCGTACAAGTCGCCAACTGCATCAGAGATGAACATCTTTGACTGGAGACGACGGAAAATCTGATTACGGCTACGCCACATCTCCAGCAACTTGTCGCCTACGTTTGCACGAGTCAACGCACCAGTTGCGAAGAGGTTGCCGTGGGCAGCACTGATATTGCCGGCAGTCTTCTCAGCCTCGATGATGGAACCCCAACCGTCGAAAGCGTCTTCGATGTCGGTGTCACCAGCTGCTGAAGAGTACTTGGCTGTAAAGAGAACGTTGAGAAGGTCGTTAGAACCTTGCTTCAGGATTTCCTGAACAAGCCACAATTCGAATGGGTGCTTGGCGATTTCAATCGCACCACGCACCTCAGTGAGATACGTACGACGGTAGCGTTCGGGCTCGTCGAGAATCTCCATTACCACAGGATGAACGGTCAGCGTACGGGGAACAAACTCTCCGTTGTGCTGTTGGCCTTTGAAAGTACCGGTATATTTGCTCGATACCTTCTCGATGATAGCCTTCGTGAAGGTGTAAGAGTCAGTGATACCAGCGTAACCAGTGGCGTGCTGAAGCACCTCATTGGCACCAAGACGGTCGATAGCGTCGAGCGTCTTTCCATGTTTTTTCACCGCGGTATTGACGGCGGTGATGTCAATAGGATCTTGGTAATTCATATTATTCAGATTTTTTTTGAGAGATTATTCGTCCTCATAGAAGTTGATGGGGTCCTTGCGGATGTCCGCATAGTCATCCACCACTTCATCATCCTTGGGATTGGGTGACTCAACAACGGGAATCTTGTCTAAGATATCCTTAATCTTGGCAATCTTGCCGGAAACGTCCTTGATACCCTTGAGTTCGTCAGAAAGAGAGTCGATAGAGTCAACAGCAGCTTTGAGATTGTTCTCAGCTTCTGTCTTAGCGGTCTTGGAGTCGGAAAGTTCCTTCTCCACGTTGGTCAGTTGTTCGGCTTTGGTCTTTGCTTCACCCAGTGCGTCGTCGATAGACTTCATCTGTTCTTTGGTGAGCGTAACGCTGCCGTCGTCGTTTTCCTTGATGCCGTCAGTCAACAAGAGCAACGCCATCACGTTCAAAAAGATTTTTTTCATATTGTTTTCAGTTGAAAAAGAATTCTCGGTTGTTTCCTCCTTCGGTTGAGATGGGAAAGATTTCACCTTATCCCAAATGCGTTCCAGGAGTGATCTTTCAATTTGTACGCCATCGGGCATGGGAATAGCACAGTTGCGGAAGCGGTTTGCAAGGCTGTTTGTCACCTTCTTTCCGCTTGGTTCTGGGAGGATTTCGTCAACGAAACCATATTCAAGGCATTGCTGCGCAGTCAACCAAGGATGTTCCTGCATCAGCTTCAGCATGTCGTCAACGGTATGTTTGCCGTTCGTACGTTTGGCATACTTGTTGGCAATCATGCGGTCCATTGTCTCCAGTGTGCGCTCATCACCTTGCAATTCAAGGCCAAGTTTCTTCAGATCCTCCGCGTTCATCTGCTGCCACATGTACAATTCCATGGATGAGCAGTGTACATATAACATGCAATCCTCGTGAATCTTGATTGACTTCGCGCCGAATGGCAACCATGTTGCAGCACTGGCATTCAGGCTGTCGTGTATGACTGTTACATCTCCATGGTCGGCAATGGCATGACTGATAGCAATAGCAGCAGCTATGTCACCGCCATACGATGCAATGCGAATAGTAACAGGTTGGCCCTTATTCTGTCTGAGTTGGTAGCAGACATCATATCGTGTCCAGCTTCCAATCTCACCTTCAATTCTGATTTCTCTCATATTTGTAAAAGCTAAAACAAACGCAAAGATACAATATTAATAAAGCCCCTCCCAAGACGGGAGAGGCGATGAAAAAGTACGAAAAAGCGAGTGAAACAAGGAGTTGTGCTAATCCTCGATGACCACCGAAGGCGTTGCACATTTTCCCTTGAAGGCAAACTTAACGTTGTTTCGGGAGGTGAACGAAACACCCGTATCCTTTCCGCTATCAAAGCGAAGTGGTGTCTCTGATGAACCCACCAGTCGCATCTTTCCGTTATTGTCACGGATAACGCAAATCCACTCCCCACGGTCGAGCTCTTCAATCAATGCTTCATTACCTGGTTCTATCTTTGGAATGATACCCGCTACCTCCGTAGAGTAATACACCCCATTGTCGGCAGTGTCTTTTTCCTCTGAGAACTGAAACGTGTCATCCGCATACATCGGAATGGCAATTGCACGGCTATCGTCTTCAGGAGTGAACGTACTCATGCCTGTGGCATAGTTGCGTCTCAGTTCTGAAAACATCTCAGACGGGTAAGCCTTCACGTCGAGAAGACCACCCACGTTGTCATAGTCAAATGATATTCGTCTCATATATTTATCTTTCTATGTAATTGTAAAATCCTTGTTTTGTGAGGTGTCCGCATTCGGACAAACGGGCGCATAAATTTTTCTCTAAATTCTTGGTAATTTGCTCAAAAGGTTGGTTCAATCCTTTCGGAACATGACGTTGAATGAATTTTCTCATTGCATCATCCTGCCAATCATCCTCCGTGATTCCCGTCATACGACGAAACCGTGTGATGATATCGGGTACACTCAAACCAATCACGCGCATACTCACCACGTATGAGTGAAAGATACCCTTTACCCTTGCCTCCAGTTCGTTGTTAAATTCCAACAGGTCTCTATCTGACAGTTCCCATCCGTATCTATTGAAGGCCGTACGGGTGTATTCGATGGGCACCGTCACGGGATAATTCCTCGATGAGTGTACCGAAGGCGTGTAATTACGCTTCAAATGGTTATAGAACGACTGCAATAGCACCTTATCGGGCTTGAGGTTGACAATCTCCGGCCATTGTTCGTCAGGCTTATTAAAATTCATCAGGAGATATCGCCTGACATACCCCTTGCAAGGCACCCATATCACCCAACGTTCTTTCTTCTTCATATTTAAGTTCTTAGCGGTTACAAAGTTAAGTAAAACTTGACACAAAATCAAGAAAAACTTGATTGATTTTTGCAGCTGCTGCTCGTTCTTTTCAATTCGTCATGTAAAATCTTTACATCTATACGCATTCACATATAAATTCTACTGATAAAATAAAATTCTTTTTTTCTTTTATTCCTGATTTTGAAACAAAAAGTGAAACATTTACTTTTTGGCTTTTTTGCCCATGTAATATATTGGTAAATAGCAAATTACATCTTGTTTCACTTTTAAAATACCGCAAAAATCAAAACTGAAACAGAAACAAATTAACATCAGAAACAACGAAACAAGACTCTCTCTTGTTTCAGAAAAGTGAAACAAAAAAAAGTGAAACAAAAAGTGAAACAAAAAGTGAAACATTTGTAAAACCTTGATTTTTGTATATTTATACTTTTTTTCTACCCTCTTGTTTCAAATGTTTCACTTTTTTTCGGAAAAAACAAGATAAAAAAAGAATAAAGAGGAAAGAAGCGCACGAAAAAACCCGCGTGTTGCGAAATAATCTTACAACACGCGGGTAACAAATTCGACGTTATTAGTGAAACACGTCAAAATGGCTTATCTTCATCGAATAATGACGGTGGCTCTGTGGGTATGACTTGCAATCTCTCTTCCATCTCCCTGTCTGCTTCGAGAATGCGCTTGATTGCTTCACGATTTGATTGTAGGTATATCCATTCCACCACCTTTCCGCTGGTGCCGTCGTTGGTTTCCTCTCGACGGATGATGTGCCCTGGTTTCGACGGGGCACAATATTCATCCGGGTTAAATTGTTCCGTGTATGAACACCAGTCACAGAAGGCTCGCATCTTACGGAAGAATGCGTTGCTGGTGATATCCTTCATGTTATAATTGATACGGAAGTCATTAATTGCCTCGTCGCGCTTGATGAGACGATCGAGATTGCCACTTGCAGGTGCGAAGTATTCTTGTGCCCACTCAAAGAACTTATCAGCCATCATCATTCGTTTGCTTCGTAGAATGATGTTGTCCATCGGTGGTTGAATCTTAATGCCATTGGCAGATAAGCGAATGTAGAGCGATACACACTGCAACAGCAGATTGATATCGGCGTTCCATTCGTCTTCCGTGTATTCGTCACCGAATAACTCTTTGCCGAAATCGTCACGAATGGCACGCGTCTCGTTGTATTCGTCGGAGTCTGCTGCATTGGTATGGTAATAGTCAGAGCTTACGTTATACAGCATTCTTCGCTCTGTACTGGCATCAAAAGCGCGGGGTACATAATTAGTGGTAAAAGCAAATTTAGGAGATTCTTTGAAAGGAATAGAAAAGGGATTCAGGTTCTTTGGGTTGACGGAAAGACCGCCTGTCACGTTTGAATAGAAGATGTCAAACGGAAAATCCTTATAGATATCATCCACCAACACCATACGGGTATAGCGTGTGACCTGTGAGAATTTGAACTGGTTGTCGGCAATTCGTCTTTCACGGCCATCAATCTTCACGAATGGCGCAATGATGGGCAATACTTGTTCGTACAGAAATGACTTACCCGTACCACCGTTACACTCTCCCATTTCGTCTATCTTCCAATCCATAGCGTATGCAGCGTAGGCCCGTGAACGGTCTTTGTGTCCCCATCCGAAATAACCGATGGTGAATAGCTTGTTGGCCAACGTCTGCATCTGTCTGCGGTTCTCCGCTTCGTTGAGTTGTGGGCTTGTTATTTCGAAATGGTGTGCCTTCAGGTAGGCTGCACTCTGAGCCAATCGGTCAGGGCTGCCGTTGAACTGGTCTTCTATCTCTTTACGCCAATACAATCGACTGCTATTGATGAGATACCCCATCACGTTAGAGGTGTTTCCGTTCGCTTTTACCGTCCAGAACTTTGTCGGGGTAGGGGTGTCAGATGTGGTAGTATCACTCCCATCAACATCATCCTGTCGCAATTCGAGGGTAAACATGGAGTCTAATTTGCGAAAATCATGTTGTATGATATGGGTATCCCACACGTAGAAAGGCAGACTTGTGTTGTCGTCGCGTCTGAAGAATTCGATACCATGACCCGTTACTTTTGCCGTGCCGTTCTTGAAAAAGAAATACTGACTGTCGGGCGTGTGTGCGGTAAAATCCAATTCCACGGTGTCTACGTTCTCCAAGGCCGATGGGTTGCACTTAGGGCTGTCGATGATAAGATTCTGTATTTCGATTGGTTGCACCTCCGTACGGCTGTCGCTTTGTCCTGGAGCCTTTTCTTTTCCCTGTGCCCATCGCTTCAAAAACTCTCTCATGTCTTGGGTGCTACTACGTTCCACCACGTTTCCACGGATGCGCACATAGATGGTCTCTCCGCTTTCCTTGTCTCTCAGCTTGTGGAAGCCTTGCAGCCCTAAGAAGTAAAGGAGGCAAACGCTATTCACTTCGTATTTCTCTTTACCGTTGCGTTGCGTTGTCTTCGTCCAGAACGTAGCGGGCAACGCATGATCCATCATTTTTTGGAACGACTGACGGGCATTCTCGCACAGTTCTATGCAGTCTTTGAAGTCCTTGCGGTAGTGCTTGCGGTTGTCTACATAGCGTTCAAACCACGACGGCAACCATATCGTTCTCATGTCGGGATGTCTTAATGCGTGGTATCTTCCCCTGTTGATTCCCGTTGAATCCTTATCGGGAATGTTATACAATGTCTCCACGCATTGTTTGATGATGTTCTCTTCGAATGGCCTGAGTTCGTCGCTCTCTGAATTCAACCAGATGGGATATTGACCAAGTGCCCTGACGGCTGCTGCGTCTCTTTCGCCTGAAGCCATTACCGCTGCCTTGAATTTCTGCGGTTCAAACGTCTTGTCTTCGTTCCGTGGGTCGTTGATAAACTCCTTTTCCTGTTCCGTGCGGTACTTTGAATATGCTTTCCTCAGTTCATACAAGCCGTTTATATAACCGTTCGGCCTAACGCCTGACACCATGAAGCGGTATTGCTTGTTATACTCCAGTGGCTTGTAAATCTTGTGGAACTTGTCGATGGGGTTGCCCGCCTTGTCTGTCACCACGCATTCACGGGCATAGATGGGGTAATCGTCGCAACCGTACACCTTGGTCATCATGCCATCTTTCACGGTTCCTACCCATGTAAGGGGAAGCCAATGCAATTCGTCCATCACTTCCTGCGTCACGAGGTCGCCGAATACCTCCAGTTCTCGCGTTGTGAACTTACCACCTTCACGCACTTCAAACAGTACGCTCTTCTCGGGTGCGGTGGAGGGTACTTTCTCAATCCGCAATGGCTTGTTCTTTTCGGGCTTGATGTCGTCGATGTCGAGGTTTAGTTCCGTGACGATCCACGCGCACGCTTCCTTGAATCCGGAGAGGTGCATTTCCTTCTGCACCCAATCAAAACAGTTGCGGCCCTGCTGGTCTCCACCGAAATCGGTAGCTATCCACGTATCGCCTTTGAGACGCAAATGCGCAGACGGTGAACGCTCACTCAGACGAATTTTAAACGGCTTGTTATACTCCCCTCGGTCGATGATACGGGCAGCGTCTTCCCACAAAAGGCGATAAACGTCCAGACCACCACGGGTGGCTAATAAGATATCTTCTTTCTTGACCATGATTTGTAATGCTATAGAATTTCGATTGCAAAATTAAAATATCATATTGAATAGGCATCGGACGGAATCGGCACAAATCCGATACGTCGTTTCAGTGTTTCTTTCGTTGGAATGTTTCACCTTCACTTTCGCAGTTTCGCCTCTCTGATTCGGCGGTTCATGATGCGGAAAGCGTCTGTTACTTGCATGGCCTTGTACTTCTCCATGTCGCCTATGTGGTCGCCTACGAAAGCGTCAAACACCTTCAGCCAATCCACGGGCCTTGGTGTTTTCGGTGTGTTGCTCGTTTCTTCATCCTCACCAGCCGGGAAGAGGTGTGGGTATGCCTTGGAAAGCCACGAACGGATAAGAATGTAGTTTACTGTCACCGCCTCTTTCACGGCTTGTGGCAATGGTGATACATCCTTCAGATGGTCTTCCATCACCACCAGTCGCACACCATCGGTTTTGCCAACGGCTATCTGAGCTTCGCGGATGGAGAAGTATTCGCCTTCGCGTCGATAGACGGTAGCGATGAAACTATCAAGGGCATCTGTGGCATTCGCCTTTTCCGCTTGCAAAGAGATGTACAGGGAGAAGAAAGAGTCAAAGGTCATGAACTGTTGCAACGTGCATCCTTTCAACTTCATTCCTGGAGCAAACAAATCGGTACCAGGGAGACGGTCGATGATGAAGGCATTGTGTGGCCGTCTGACGTTTCTTACCCACATCATTTCACGGGTGAGGGCAAACCGTTGGTATTCGTCCATGCGTCGCATAACGGCTTTAGAGAATCCACATGCCGTACGCAGGAAATCGGCTTCGCTCACCTCTCCCATCCAAAGGCGAATGGCCGCAATGAACTGCAATGGGTTCAACTCATCCCATCGCTCAGGCATTAGCACCGTCTTCTTGACGGTATGCCAAAACCTTCGATATTCTAAAGTTACTTTTTTCATATTCTATATATTTTGTTATTATCGTTTTCTAATTGAAAACCGCCTCGCACAGACCGCATGTCCGACGCTTTTAATTTCCCCCATGCGCTGCGCGTAGGAGGCGGTTAAAGGTCGATGGGGCATAGCCTTTTTGAAAGAGTAGCCCCATCTTCGGTTTTCCCAGGGCCAAACACCAATAAGGGTGGACGTATGTTTAACAAATTTTTTGGCTACATTTTCGGCAAAAATGATATACATTTTTTGCGAAGATTGGATTATCATTTTTTTTGCACCATGGTATAAGGTTCTACAAGACCGTGTCTTCTATCCCATCTTTGCAACCTTGGGCATTTTACACCAGCTGTGCAACCTTCCAGTCTTACGGCTATACCACCTTCCTCGGTATAGGCGAAATAATCCTTTTTGCAAAAGCTCCCCAATTCCAAGTGCTTGCATTTCATCCTAAATAAAATTCGTTCGTTTGGCTCCTCAATGAACCTGTGCCCAAATATATTGGTAGAAATTACTTTGAAAGAATTGGGTTTCTCAACTTCATCAATAGACATCGCTTCAGGATTCCAAGCATACCCCATCGCATTCAATCTATCAAACAAAAGTTTTTGTTCCTTCTTTGTCGCATAGTAATATTTGAATAAATCCAATCCAGGATATCCGACACCGATGCCACATCCCACTTTTGTTATGCCACATTTTATATTCGTATAGGCATAATAGATAATCGCGTCGTCAGTACTGCCAAATGTCCTCTCGCGGTCTATACCTTTGTATATAAAGACAAGACATCCATTGATGGAAACGATTTCACCGCCTCTTAGTGCACCAAAGATTACTTTCTTTCTTCCCATATTGCTTATCTTTGTTCCATGTCCATTAATCCCATAACGCATATATTAAGTCTTCACGAGCCTTGATGCGGCAATCCTCAATGCCTTTCCTTACAAGTTCATCAGACAACCAAATCACTGACCTTTCATGCGCTTCGTCTGCCCAGTCTGCCCATTTTTGAATCTCAAAACGTGCGTCTGTGTCCTTGATGGGACGGCTTAACTTGTAGTATTCGCCTTTTTTCCATTCCGTGAAGCCTAATCGCTTGGCGTATTCGGCTCTGCTTCCACCGTCGAGAGGATGCCAATTGCAATCGTCTGTGAGGTATTCGCCAAAGCACTCATGAAGCCAAGCCTTAAACGTCTCTTCCGTTACCTTCGGTTCCTTGATTAAGATGTGTACCCAATGATACTTGTAGCTGTACACAAAACGGCACTCACCGAAATACCTATGGGTGATTTTCACCAATTCCTTCTTGGATATGATTCTAAATTTCTCCATGTCACTTCTTGATTTTAAAGTACGGGCAACTATCAGGGTGCCCAGTGGGAGAAGGCTTGCACGAACAAACCGTGCAGTAGCCTAAAAATCTTTCCCAGTTCTCACATTGCTTGCACGTCATTTCTTCCCCTCCAATTCTTCAATGCGTTTCTTCAGCTTCTCGTTTTCGTCTCTGAGGTATTTCTCAGACCACTTTAGTTTCTCGATGTCGATGGGGAAGAGGAAATACGTCCAGAAATCCGAGCAAAAAATCACCCACCCGTCAGTGTCGCAAAGCGTCTTACAAATCGCATATAACAAATAGAATGGTGCCACCACTAACAGCATCACGATTGCTATCAATATGAGCAATATTTTCTTTGTACTTTCTTTTTTCATGTCTTTGTGAATTTTGAGTTAATTATTTCTTTATCTTTTCCATCCATGTTGGGTCGCTCTTGAAGTAGAAGCGAATGCCTTTCAACTTGTGGTCAGTGTTCACTTTGTTTGTCAGTTTACCGCTGGTGGTACGCAGTAACTTGCGGTCTCTGTTCATGCAGCAACACTGCCTGACGTTTTCATGCCTAACGCCTACCCACAGACTTGCTTCGATAATCGAATCAAAGAACAGATAGCGACCGTGGTCGTTGACTGCTACCACACTAATCTTCGGTCTTCCGCTTCCTGGACATCTCCCATTGAACCGATGCAGATGTTCCAATCGTTTCTTCTGCTCTCGCTTCGACATGTATTCATCCCATTTCTTCCCCTTGTTATAGGGTGTGCATCCCTTCACGAACCGCCCATTAACGGGATTCCTGTTCTTTCGCTCAGGTGCCATCTTCAATTCCCAGTTGCTCATGATTACCTCCTTAATCCCACACCGAAAAATAATGTTTCCCGTCGGGGTCTTCCACGTCAGTCGCTCCAGGACCACCGCCACCGTTGGAGGGTCCGTTAGGGTTCTCCGCGTCACCAGCATTCGGCCCACCGCCCGAATGTTGCATCACTTGAATTCCATCAATAGCCATCATCATAATGGCTGGTACTAAATATTTCTTCATGATTATTATTGATTTAAAATTTTCCTTTCCTTTGGCATTTGATGTATAGAGAAATAGCCTTGTTTTCCGTCTGCTCTCAATTGTGCAGTGCAATGAGCATCTTTACACTCTTCTGAGTGAAGCAATATACAATGCTTGCACGTATCCTTATATGCGTCTCCCTTTGTGGGGAAGAAATCAAGCACTCCCCACGTTGAAGAAACAAAATGATTCTCGTGTACGTTCGCGCTCATAAATCCTTGAATCTTGATTGAACACACCACTCTCCATTTTCTTTCTGCGCAATTACTTCTCCATGACGAGCAATCGTAATTGCACCTTCCACTTCAACGAGATAGACAAAAGAACCACTCACCTTGCAGCAGCCAACAACACATGGCAAAGCACCGATGACAGGAGAAAAAGATTTTTTCACCGTAATCTTCTGCCTGTAGTTCTCCACAGAGTCATCAATGGTCATTGTTACCTTGACGGGAGAATTTTCGAAAGTGACATTGGGAAAATCTGAATCACTCAACTGCATGTTCTCGCCCATGTCGTGCCAAATGCCGCCGTTATCTATTGGTTTTTCTTGTCCGAAATACAAATCACCGCTTGCGTCTCTCGCTAACCATCCTTCATAAATTCGTTTCATAATTCATTTGTTTTTATTTTCACGATTTGCATTTTCACATTTTTTTGTTTGTAAAATTTGCAAGGTTAATCTTCCACCCTTTCATAATCCTCGCAACTCATACACTCACCTGTAATGCCGTGTTGCTCTACGCAATACTCGAACAAGCTACAAGTGATACACATATACCTCTTAGCCTTTTTCGGCTCCAAATCCAAGTCCAGACTATCGTCTCTCATCACTGGTACACCATTGATGGTAACACCAAGCACTTGACCGTTCTTGTCACGATACACCTCAATATGTACGTCGTGTACCTCTTCAGGCCAAAAGAACGTGCGCAACACAAGGGCTTTCCCTTTGGCATCGTAAACGATGATATCATACTCCGAGTTGCCACCGCACACGAACCACTTCACTTGGTTCTTTTCCAAGCGAACCTCTTTCATTTCAAGGCCAATCTTGGAAATGGCATTTTCAAAATCACTTGTTCTCATGTTTCGGTACTTTTAAGTCAAACTGTTCGTCACGTTCATAAATAAACCCCTGAAAGAAAACTCCCTTTGTCCAGTTCTGGGTTTGCTTCGTCCTTACCCTCGAATAAGCCTTACCGTACTTGTTCCATACGATTGATTTTGGTCCTGGCTTACCATCTACGATTTCGATGCCCTTGGCAGACATCACGCAATGGTTAGCCCCTTTCATGTTCATCGAGCAGATGTGCGCATTTTGCGGACATCCCGTCTGAAAATCATTTACTGTCATTCTTCATTAATTTAAAGTGTACGTTATAAGAGTAATCTCTGCAAAACATATTCAACGGCTGGCATTGCCTTGCCAAATCACACTCCCAACAGCTATCTAAAAGAGTGCTGTCATGCAAGTTCAAGTCAGGCACAATCTCGTAAACCTTGCCTTTCACAGTTAAATTTGCCATACTACTGAAAATTTAACAACTGTTGCCTGTCGTTGAAATGGTTCTCCATCTTGCGAACCCTCACAACCTCTTCGTCTATCAAATTGCTAAGCTCAGCAAGTTGATTGACATCACCAAATTTCATGAACACTTTACCGTTGCCATTGTCGGAAATTTCCAATTGTAATTTCCCGTTAGCCAACTTCGTTACTTTTACCTTCATTTTAGTTCCCTCCAAATGCTTTAAATTACTTTTCGAAATTGATTCCCGTGATTTTCTTCAGTGCTCCCATCTCCAAGGCAGAAAAACTTCCACGTTGACGTTTTGTGAACCAAGCTGGATAACTAATCTGGCTTGCTTTCAGAAATTCTTCCCTTACCCTCTTCTTCTCTTGGAGTGGGAGTGAGTTGTAATACTCATCAAATTTTTTCTTGTCAAAAATTTTTTTGTCCATAATTTGAGATTATTTAAAATAATTATTAATTTTATTGTGCAAAAATAGATATAATTTGAGAAATACGCAAATTTAATTTGCGAAAATCTCAAATATTAATAAATATTCACAAATAGAATTACGTGATTAATTTTTAATTTTATAGTTATGAATTTAGCAGGAAACATTAAGGAAATTAGACTACAAAAGTCTATTAACCAACAAGTTATTGCAGATGCGTTAAACGTAGATGTTGCATCTGTAAGTAATTTGGAGAAGGGAAAAAGGGAAATCAGATTCCGCGAAATTGAGATTATCGCAAATGTGTTGGGTGTCTCAGTGGTTGATTTAATTACCTATCCTAAGAAGTACGTGGAGGTAAAAGAAGGTGAAGATCATGACGTAGAAGCCGTCCTGATGATAAAACTGAAGGAAAGCAAGAAACGCCAGATTCTCAAGTCCATCTTCGGTGACGAGAATCTTGAAGTGTTGAATCAATAATTTAATAAGGTATGGCAAAACAAATTCATGTAGGCTCTCGCATCAAGCAAGAAATGCTGAATGCGAGAATGACAGTAAATGATGTTTCGGAACACTTGAAAATATCAAAGACTGCCGTTTATGACATCTTCAAGAAGAAAGACGTAAGCACGTCATTGCTCAGAGACCTCTCCACGCTGTTTAAAATCCCCATGTCTGTATTCGTCGAGGAACCAACCGATTCCTCTGCCGAACTCAACAAGATACTGATAGCATGTCGAGACCTGAAGAATGACTACAAACAATTCGATACAACAATATCAAAATTGTTTGAAGCAGTGAATTTGAAAAAGTAAGTAATAACAGGAATGAGCGTCGTGATAACTCGGACGAAACTCGGACAGACAACGCCTAAAACGCCGCCGATAAACCTAATAAAATCGGGGATTTTAGGTACATCAATCGCTTGTCATCCGTCGCCTCATCCCGACCATATCAGGGTGGAAACCGCATATTTATCGGGGTTTTCGCCTTGGTCGTTAGAGAGAGGTCGGACGGAAGTCGGACGAAGGTTTGGCGGAAGTCGGACGAGTTTTATTTTGTTAAATCGACTCTCATTCCATAAAATTTAAAAGGAATGGGAATAAAAAATTTGCCATTTTCTGAAAGACGCTTGCCATGTGCAAGGAGTTGGACACCTCCTGTTTACCATCAGGGGAAAGAGAATTATATTGATTTCTATGCCGTGGATCCATCCACTGGGCGTATGAAACGAAAGAAAATCATGCTTGATAGGTTGCACAAGAAAGGTGTGCGGAATGCCTATGCAAAGCAGATAATCGAGGAATTGACGCAGAAGCTCGTGCGTGGGTGGAATCCGTTCGTGGAGATTCGGGCTAACGAACAGTTTACCTCATGGGAAGATGTGTGCGCACGGTATAGTCAGTATTGCGTGAAGATGAACAACGACCATTCCTTCAGGGAAGAGACGTTGAGAGATTATTTGTCCAGAATTAAAATTTTGGGTGACTGGGTGAAGTCGTCACCGTTCAAGGTGTTTTATCCTTACCAACTTGACGACGTGGTACTGGCTAAGTTCATGGATTACGTTTTGATTGATAGGAACTGTTCGCCACAAACCTATAACAACTACCTTGCATGGTTGCGTACGTTCTGCGGTTGGATGGTTCAACGGCGGTACATCCATGATGATCCGACGGAGGGGATGCGCCCCATCAAGCGCACCACATCGAAAAATCGTACGACAATTCCCGATTCTGAGCTGGTGAAGATACGGCAGTATTGTGAGAAACATAACCCACATTTCCTGCTTGCATCGTATATCTTACATTATATGTTCGTGCGACCACATGAGATGTCGATGCTCAGAATACGGGATTTCAATATCCAGAAAAAGACGTTGCTGTTGTATGGGAGCCAAACCAAGAACGGCAATAACGCCGTATTGACATTGCCTGACAACATCACCCGTCTCATGGTGGAACTCGATATTTTCAAGTATCCCGGTAGTTACTATCTCTTCTCCACAGGCTTTCGTCCAGGGGAAGAGTGGAGAGATAGCAAGCAGTTCCGCGATTACTGGATTCGTCACATCCGCAAGGCATTGAAGTTGCCCGCCGAATATAAGTTCTATTCGTTGAAAGATACGGGCATCACCAATATGCTACGCTCCAATACAGACCCCATCAGCGTAAGAGACCAAGCCCGCCATTCCTCATTGCTGATCACGAACACCTACACGCCGCTTGATATCAAGGAGGCGAACCCGCTTATCCTAAATTATAAGGGAGTATTTTAGGCAGTCACGGCTGCATTGAAATCCAAACTGTTGGGATTCGGTGAAGGAAGATGTCAGCAATCGGGGAATAAATCTCGCTGGTACTGCTTTGCGTATCTACGTTGAACAAATATCTTCTCGATGGAGGCGGTAGGCTTTTGCGCACAGATTGATTTTAAACAGCCTATGGTTGCGATGGGTGCAAACTCATCGGGCATTGAATATTCGCTGATAAATACGGGGAAGTCTCTACTATCTGCCCACTCATAGAAACGCTCATGGTTAAACCCACCTCTTTGATAGCGGTTTGTTCCTTTGTATGGTATATCACAATAAACCGTTGAATGGGGTAGTATCTTGATTTCTTGGTAATCGTCATTGCAGGACTGCAAGGACTGCAAGGACTGCAAGGACTGCAAGGACTGCAAGGACTGCAAGGACTGCAAGGACTGCAAACGTTCCAAACTTAACAAACGGCTTAGGTTCTCCAAATGATGCACGTCAGGACGTGCAATCATCTGGAGAGCCAGCCGTTTATAAATTAGATAACGTTCATGAATCTTTGCGGTCTTTTCAATCTCGTTGAATTCATAGCCCCACAAATCTTTCAGATATGAATGGTCACTAAACATGATGGCCATGTGTGCTGCATGTTTCACTATCTCTACTTCTGGAGCATAGGCATAAGAACGTAAATCGTTGCCGAAAGAAAAACACACGGCTGCATATCCATCATTATCTTTTAGCTTGAAGAAATCATCACGGCTTATCCATCTGTCTTCATCCGCAAACTTACCATGTGCAGCATCTACGAACATCTGCGGCATCATACCGTTTAAATCATTGATGTTGTATTGTTGCCAACGACGGGAAAGCATTGCGTAATGCGTGACAGAACAACCACCACAAAACAAATCGTAGAAATGTTCATTGGAGGGTAAGCAATTGATTACCCATTTCACGATTTTCGATTTTCCTCCCTTGTATGGTATTCCGTATGCAGACATGATGACTGTTTTTATATATTATCTATCAGAACCGAATGGGTGAACGTTTGCCTTGTCGTAGAGGAAGAATTCGCCCTCCACGATTTCAGATAGGCCGTCTGAGGATAGCGTGTATTTCAGTTGCTTGCAGTAGTAGCGGATGTTTTCAATGACGAACACCTTGCGAGGATTCAGTTTGCGGTGAGTGCGGAACCGCTTCGTAATGAGGATAGACGTATCTATTTCGGGGTTGTTGGAATAGAAGCGATTCCACATTCCACGAGTACCGTTCAGGCTCATGTCAAACATGTCGTTTGCCGATAGACGGATGAGACGAGATAGCAGATAAACAAGGTCGTCGTCAGACTGGTAGAAAAGCATCAGTTCATTTAATGGGCTTGCGATGGGAACGCTTACACCCAACGAAGACAAGTCTTGGTTCTCCCATGTGATAGGAACAAGGCCACGGTAAAAAGCCACGGGAAGCGTACCCTCCACCTTTTCGTCGTCTGCCGAATTGCCGTCGCTGATAATCTCGTTGGCACCGTTGCCCGATGTGCGATGACCTCCAAACGTACCATGTTTGCCATGGAGGAAAGGCATGGGGAAGTGGAAAAAGAAACTGGGGCCTTGCATCCGATGAGACGATATCATCTCCACTGGCACCATGTCGAGTACCGTTGCAGACTTGTCCTTATCCGTGATACGGTCAGCCAGTTCGTCGATGCTGCGGAAAATCGGGAAATTGCCTTTATCCGTACGAACGATGAAGGAACGCGTCTGCGTATATACCGCCAACTTGTAAATCTGCGAGAGAGCATAATACGTTGCCGGGGAGTAGTTGGAATCCAGAAACGAATTATTGCCCAAGAGTAAGCGGTGGATGTCAGAGAGGCAAATCTTTTGCAAGGCATTCTGCCAAGTGTTGACGGGTACGTCATAATCCGTGCAAATCGCACTCGCCTCAGATGAGATACGACGGTACTTGTTTTGCGGTGTGTCAGGCAGATTATACTTAATGTTCGTGTAATCCGCCATATCCAAATCGCTATCGTCGTCGAACTTCTTTTCAGACTCACCGATGACATCCGACGCGGGGATATGTTCGATGTCACGAAGGTTGAAATACGTTGCAGCGTCGAGGATGTTCACAGACTTATTGACATGGTCAACGTCGATGATGACATTGCAGAATTTCTCCACCTCCTGAAAGAACTTGGCCACACTCCAATGAGGCACCATATTATTATAATGCCTCAATGTCGTTATGCCCGTGCGGTTGCCCGATGCAGATTCAGCCTTCTCGCTATTCTCCCCATGCAGCATGATCATGCGAGAGAGTAGCGTATCTGTGACAAAAACATCCTCGTTGACCGTATAGCCTAACGCCTCAATCGCACGACGTAAGATGGCACCGATGTACGGTTGTGGTGAAGGGAGATTGCTAACGATGTCGACCGAGTTACCGCCCTGAGTAAACGAGAAACGCAATACGTTGGCCAATCCCACTTTCGGGGACGATGGGTCTGCGATAAATTCGTAATCCGCCGTATCTTCGTCGTTGAATGTGCAGATGGGGCAACAAACAAAATCCCACTCGGGATAAGAGCCACTCAGAGACTGAGTGGCAACTGTACTGTTTAGCGTTTCGATTTCTCCGAGGTCGAGCATATCAAGCATGAGCGAATCGCCGGCGATGTAATTCATTTCGCTGTTGCCCGCTACCAGTTGGATTTTGGCGTGACCATCCTCCAATTGCAGAATTACCTCAGTACCACGCATCAATACCCCATACTCAGAGATAAGAATGGCAGAACGATTGCGATACCTGGTACCCACATCAGCACGGTCGATGTGGCCATAGATGGCAGCGTTGACGGGGTCTGACAGGTCGATGTCGATGTCATACGTATGTTCACCCGTGCGCGTGAAATACGGGTTGGTGACAAAATAGTCGGTGCCTAAGTCTTCAGACAGTCGTACCTCTTGCGAGTCGATGAATAGTTTCAGCATAGATTATTGATTATTGGTGTAACCATTCTCCCAGTCGATGATGTGGCCGTCGAGTTCGAGGATGTTTGTGATTTTCACGGGGAAGACGTGCTCTTCAGGGTTTCCCTTGCAGTCGCACGGTTGGATGCCACGATAGCGCATTTTCTTTAAGTTCTGACCGTGGATGCCCGTTACATAGACCTGTGGGAAGTAGTGAAGCCTTCCCTCTAACGTGCAGAACTTGATGGAGATGATACGTTTCTTTCCGTCGGGAAGCGTACGGATATCCAGTTCGTCAATCATGCGACGGGCTGTCATGTATTTCTTTTCTGTTGCCATATCTTGTTAATGTTTAGTGCGAGTTACGTTGTTTCGCATTCGTTGTACCAATCCCTCCGCCTCGATGGTACCATGCTTGCCAGTGGCATAGGTTTCCGCACGGATGGGGTCTTTAAAGCGGTTGATGACCGCACCCATAGTGCGGTTTACGGTACTAAGCATTGCCAGAAGCTCACGGTTATCTATCCGCTGTGCGTTATCACCTGAAACCGTTGGGGCGACGGGAGAAACGGTGGTGCGTGTGGGGAGAACGGCAGCAATGTCTGAAGCAGTGAGGTTGGCAATGGTGCCCGTGCGCTGTGCCTGGTCGATGACAGAGAGAACGGGGAGAACGGAGGGATTGCGCACGGCATGACGATTGGCCACAAACTCTCCGGCATGGACGATGCCACGAGGCTCGTTCCATTCGCCGTTGCCCGTGAAACCGCCGATGTCGAAAGAACCGATTGCAGCCTTGGCCGTCTCGAAAGCAGCCGTGATAAGAGCAATTTCGGCAGCAGCTTTGGCAATGCCAGCTATTCCCATGGAGCCGATAGAGTCAATCGTGCGTTGTGCAGTCTTCGCAATGAGCATCTTTTCGAGGAAGTCAAGAACCTGCTTTATCATGTTCTGGAAGAAATGTTTGAAAGCATCCTCTTCGCCAGCGAAGATTTCTTCCATGGTTGAACCGAATGTTTGGCCGAAAGACTGAGCAGCGTTTTGCATGTCCGAGAACTTGTTCTTGAGGTTGTCAACTTCTTTCTTGTGTTGCTCATTCTCCCACTCGATACTAATACGAAGTTGTTCATTGAGCAGTTCCGTACGTTTTTCCTCGCTCAGATTGAGTTGTTCCAGTTCTTTTTCGAGCCAAGATTTTCTAAGCTCGTATAACTCTTGCTGGTATTGTTCTTCGCTCATCATTTCGCGCACTCTCCGCTCTTCGAGGGTGAGCAGTTCACGTTCGTGGGATGCCTCGATGATAGCAAGTTGTTTTGCTGCATCCTCCTCGATGGCCTTTTGTTTGTCGTTGTTGAATTGCTCAGTGAGACGGTTGTAAGCCTCTTGGTATTGCTCTTGCGTGATAAGCCTGTTATCCAATGACTGTTTGAGGATGGCACTCTCATTGTTGTATTTTTCGGTAAACTTGGAAAGCTGCCTATCCAATGTTTCACCTTCATTCTCATCAATGCCTTTCATTACGTCCTCCAGTTTTTCACGGAGTTTCATTTGTAAGGAGATAATCTTTTCCGCTATTTCCTCACGCTTTGCCGGTTCAATGCCGGCCATTGCAAGTTGCTTGTTTAGTTTCTCCAGTTCCAAGGCTTCCAATTGCGTTTCCAGTTCCCGCTTGTCCTTTATCTCACCATCCATGTACCTTCGTCTGAGGTCATTCTGCTTTGCAAGATATTCCGCGTCGATATTGGTAAGTGCTTCCTGTAAACGCTTTCGCTCAGCTTCCATCTCCTTATTGTCTTTACCTTCCTTTTTGTTTGTCGTGGTGGTATTGCCTTTGGGTGCTGTTCCCGTCACGCTCACCTCTGGTAAAGTGGTGGTTTCGTAAGGTATGACAATATGGTTTAATTTCTGCTTTCCTAATGCTTGGTTGAATCCGGCAACGGTATTCGATGCAATCTCTTGGCCGAAAGCCTTAGCGTCACCGAAACTCTCCTTTAGCGAATTGACGATACCCATTCCGAGCCCTTCAAATCCTTTCGCTACCTTATCATAATTAAATGTGATTATTCCCTCCAGGATATCCCCTATTGCTTTCAATTCCCTGCCAGCGAGTTTCACCGCGTCAACGATTCCGTTAAACACCACCTTTGCAACTGCCCATAGGTTTCGGATAACGACTGTTATGGTTTGGATGGTGCCACGTACCAAAAGACTTTCATTGTACCAGTCTATGAAATAGTTGGCAACATCCACCGTTCTCTTTGCCACGGCAACGAGCCATTGAGTTGCAATGAGCTTTAGAGAAAGGATAGTCTCTCTCCATCCCTTACCCGTAACGTCAAACAATGCGCTTGTCACCCTGTTTAATTCTGCTTGGCTCTCTACCTGTTGGCGAATGATTGCATCATCCTCACCAGTGACTTTCTTTAATTCCTCCATGTCTGTCACCATCTCAGAGAGGAATTTAATCATCGTTTGGCCCGCTGCTGCTCCTTGACGGCCAAATACGTCTGACAATACCTTACCTGCTGCCTGTGAGTTTGTGCCTACGGTGGAAAGTTGTGCGGAAACCTGCTTGATGGCATCTGCCATAGACAATTGGCCGTTTGCCAACTTGCGCTGCATGTCATCCGCATCAATGCCTATGCCTTCCAATGCGCTCTTGGTGGCATCGGTCATTTCACGTATTTTCTTGCTCGCCATTTGGATGAGAGCCATACCACCCTCACTAAATATGCCGCTACGTGTCTGGGTAATGTATCCCACGAGTTCCTTTGCGGATATTCCGGCATCCTTGAATGAGCCGGAATATTGCGACAACAATCCAAGGAATTTACCGCCTTCATCCGCACCGGCTTGGAAACCGTCCTTGATGATATCCATTGCTTCACCGGCTGTCAGCCCGTATGTGGATGTGAGATTGTCAACGGCTTGGAGTACTGTCTTGTAATCTTTCCCCCACCCGTCTGCTATCGCTTGTATCTCACTTCGCACACTCTGTAATTCAGAGCCAGTCAAACCCAAAAACTCTCTCGTTAATTCGGTGGCCTTTGATATTCCTTGGTTGTAATCGTAGAACCATTTAAAGGCTGCACCAGCACCAGCGATGCCAGCTATACCCAATACGACGGGATTTGCAAGTAATCCGAGTAGAGCCTTGCCGAAAGAACTTACCGCCTGAGTAGCACCAGCGAGCATCCCCTTCAATCCATTGCCATTGGATGTGATACCCATGATGGAGTTTGCAAACTTGCTATTCAGACCCAAGGCATTCTTGATTGCCTCTGTCATTCTATCCTGTTCGTCAGCCACACCGCTTACGTTCTTACGGTGTTCACGTAGAATACCGTTAAGTTTGCGCATTTCAGCGGCTTTCTTCTCGTATTCCTCAGTTCCGATGGTGAGGTCTTTCATTTCACCACGCAACTTTCGCATTTCTTTCTGAATGCCAGCCACTGAGTTTTCTACCTCTTTCCCGTCGATATACACCTTCAGGCTTCGCTTGTACATTTTATCGTTAGCCATATCTTATTTGCTGATGATTCTCGTTTTATTGATTTTTATTCTGTCGAATTGTGCGAGTAGCGATTCCATTGCCTTGTCACCATAATACTCACCCACGATATCACCAAGGTCTTGGATGTGCGACTCTATGACGGAGTCGAGCCAATCTTTTGGAGTACGCGGCTTCTTGCTGTTCTTGGCAGTCACCTGTACGCTGCCGTCCTTGCGTCGGTTCCAACCACGACCTACACCATAGGCGACGAAGACACCGTGCTGGGCAAACTTGAAGCTCACACTTCTCGCCTCGAATCCCTCACGGGAATACTTCAGCGACGACGTGAAGCCCTTGAGCAAGTCGCCTGAATAGGTGGAAGTGGAAACCGTCAGCTTTCCCTTGGTACTCGCTTCTACGGCCTTTGCCCATTTGCTCACCGCCGAATTGAATTCCTCGACGGTCATCTTGTCGGGGTCTGTCGTGGATTCCATCATGATGTTACATCAAAAGCCACACACAGAGGAACGCAGCGACTACGCCGATTTGTCCCCATTGAATATCAGCCCAATCAAACTTGGTTCGCTTGATTACTTTATCGTAGAATTCTTTGGCGAATAAAGCTACTTCTGCCGTAATTGCGCCAGTCAACGCACAAGCAATGTTCGACCATGCGGCACCGCCTTTTAATCCTATTCCTACGACCGATGCGATGATGAAGGCGTAGACGATGTGTTTAATCTTGTCTAATCCGAAATTTTGCATATTGAATTTTCCTTTATTTATTTACCAAGATGAATCCCAAATCCTTTTGCCATCAACCTCACAATACCCGCTTACTTGGAAAGACGAATGTATTTCTTTTACATAGCCATTAACGGAAAGAGTGATAGGCACTGGTCTCATTGCATTACTTGCAATTATACTGCCGTTTTCATTTTTTGCGATTACTGCTGCGGAATATGATATAGAACCGCTTGATGATTTAATTGTGCTAACATATACAGGTTTTTCGAAGACAATTTTAGCAGTTTTCCAATTACCACTAACTCTAACTGCACCATTTGTACCAGTATATCCATTTATAATAGTTGTCGTAATTTTGTTGTCGTTTACGATATTAAATCTCCTTTTCATCATCCCCAAATTCATATTCCACCCTCCTTACGAATTGAATTTTATCACGGTGATTTGCCAACCGTCGCCATTGTATACGGCATTGACCTCACAAATGTCTCCAGCCTTGATTTCGTATCCGTCTGCTTTCAAAACAGTATCCTGAGTATCGAAGTGAAGACAGTCATCAACTGCTGCGGTGAAAAAGAGGAGGAATCCCTCGATGTAATCACTAACCACCGATGGGAGAGTAACGGTGATTGTGCCTGATTGAGTGATACGGTAATACTTTCCTGTTTCGGCGGCGAAAGTAAGAGAATTTGGAACGACGATTTGCATTCGATTCTCCTTGCCACTGATATCCTGGTGCTGCTTCAGGAAATTCTGCTCATTCACCCATTGCTCTGTAGCATAGCCCGACAACGATTGATGTTCCGTCAAATATCTTTGGCTTATTACCCATTGCTGTGTGGCAAAAAGAAGGTCATTTTGTAGGTCGCTAAGTTTCGTTGGTAGTGAATGAGTGGCGAACAACACTTCATCACGACTGCCAATCATGATGGTGGTGATGACACTTCCGCCAGCCTGTGAGAAGAGTACGAAACTATCTTGCATGAAGCCAACGAGATTCATGATGGCACCATTGTATTTCACGAACACCAAGTTGCCGTTCTCATAGGCTGCCTTGATTTCGGTAAAGGTCTTGTCTGCCGTATACGTATCATCCCCATTGTTGGTGACATTGACGTAATACAGGGTTATTCCGCTATCGCCGCCGCCGCTTCCCATTGCAAAGAAAACGGCACCTTCGAGGGTGTAGGTGGTGGCCGTGAGTGTTTCTCCTGGTACTATGCCAGCGGCTTCGGTGGCATTGTGTACCTCTATCGTGGCTTCGTCGCAGAAGCGCATGGGGTGTTCGCCTCCAGTAATGGTCACTTCCACGTCGTACGTTCCCAAGGGGAGTTTTCCCTCGTCGGAGATGGTGACAGTGGAACCGTCCACGGTGGGGATGTATGAGAATGCCCTACCCTTGCGACGAATGAGGCGAACGCTTACAGACTCAGACGGTGAGGGCGTATATTCGGTGTCGGTATCAGTCTCTTCGCCGTCGATGACCGTACGAGTGCGCATTACCAACGGGATGCGCAACGAAAAGTAATTGCCAAAAACATGATTCAGCTTTGCCATATATATATTATATATAATGTGTAACTAAATATCCTTGTATTCCACCATCGCGTCGAAGCATGGGCACTCCTTGATGCGTTCCCATGGATCAACCTTGCCATTGTGGTTTTTGTCTGGAGAGATATCCCGATGCCCAAGAATCTGTGCATTGGGGTACGCCTTACGCAATGCACGGAGAACACGGAGAAGCGTTGCCTTCTGTTCGCCCGTGCGGTTGTCAACTGCCCGCAGCTTTCCGTCGATGCCACCCACGTAGGCTACGTGGATGGAATGCTGATTGTAGCCCTTCACGCCGTTAGCCACCTGCGACTCCGAAAGAAGTTGCTTTGTTACGCCGTTGGGGAATACCACGTAGTGATAGCCTGGTTTACTCCATCCCTTCTGCTTGAATTCAGCGAGCAGGGAGGAGACGGTGGTAGTGGCTTGTGGAGATGCCGTGCAGTGGATGAAGATTCGAGTTATTGTGCGCATGATAGTGAAAGATTTTAACCTAAAAAGTCGTCAAGTGTCACACCCTTCTCACTTTCTCCGTCTGCGTCGAATGACAGTTCAAACGGATTCTTTACGGCTGCTATTGCTGCCACCTGTGCAAGATAGACGTTATCGGGAGTGATGCCGATTACGTTGCCGTTAGTTCCAGGAGCATTGATAGAAGTCACCCAAGCATCTGTGATGCTGAGTCCTACTTTATCGCCAACGATGGAAATATTCTCGATTCCTGCGAGTTTTAAAATGGCAAGGAGATTTGTATATGCAGCGCAAAGGCATGGCAAACCTTCTTGCAAGTGAGTGCCATCTTGCAATAGACCAGCACACTTGTAATCTCCAAGCGCATTCAGAGATGTTTTGGTTCTTAGATTTTGTATGGCTGTTCCATAGGGAAAAATGACATCAGTAATAGTTTCCTCTGCCATTTTTGTTGAGTTAAGAACTATGCCGTTCCAAATTTGCTTTGTCCTTGGAAAGTCAGGTGAAATAGCAGATTCGGAAGAGTTTTGCGACCTGCTATGTGTCAATAGCCATCCCAACTTAACTCGCTTGGTTGAGAGTGATTGTGAGTTGGATATCTTCGAGTATATGGACTTGTGAATTTTATAGATGAACGGCTTGAAATAGACGCTCCAATCCATTGACGATTGTACACTGTATTGCTGGAACGTTATCACATCCCAATCAGCATAGTTAAGGATGGCGTCAACGTTAAGCGATTTAACCTCCCACGAGCTTTTATCGCTTGTAAAAACAGCACACGAATAGTTGTCGCTGCCATCATATGTTACACCGTCTATCGTTTGCGCTGTGCCTGTAAAATTGGCACAATGCCTTGCAAGAGAGCATGAGCCTATTGTGGCTATCATTATCACGAAGTCGAGATTTGGACAAATCTCTTTCAAGATAGGAGGTAGGTAACTGAATGAATCTTGTGTAAAAGAGTTGCCAAAGTGCAATGTCTTAATCGTTCTCTTAGTTGCAACGCTACCACCACCCATTTCCTCGACCGTTTGTTTCAAGCTGTCGAAATCTTCAATAAGTGGTTCTCTGTCTTCCTCGACTTGATATTTAAGCACGAGGGAGTAATCCGACCTAATGTCAACATTAAATACAAGCGCGTCAAACGTGCCATCAACCTCGATGGTTTCTGTACCAACCGAGTCGTTATGAGCTTTTATCTCGATTACTGTGCCATTGAGGATTTTCGCAACGAGTTTTCCACTATTTCCATTCTTGCCAGTTACTATGTAAGTCTTTCCAACATCCTCACTCGTTAGACCTGTAACATAATATGAAGCATAGCTGCCGCCAGCACCTTGTCGGGTGTAGTTTATCTCCTCATTTAAGGTCGTTACTATATAACCGCTGACAAAACTCAACTTTTGCGTTTTGGTTGACATCATCACACCACCTTGAAAGTAAGCGTTAATGTCTCCCACTACACCATCGAGCCTGTTAATATCACTCTTTAGTTCAGCATCGTGATAAAACTTGCCGTCGAAGCATACGGGATTGAGTGGCATTCTTAGTCCATTAAAATCTTTCCCCTTTAATCCTTCCCAATCAACGAGGGCATGGAGTGTTATGCCATTAGCCGTATAGTTTACCTCATCGAAAGAACCACTCGATTTTTGATACTTAAAAAATTCGGTTGAATAGTCACTTTTTAGCCTAAATGTGATTTTGGGTATATATACACTATCCGACAGCGAACATGATATGTTGTAAAGGCGAATGTCTGTCTTTAATTCATCGAGCGAGTTATAACCGCTTGGTAACGTGTAGTCATCGGAAAACTCAACCCACAATTTTTTGACATACTTATTAATCTGCCTTGCTTGTGTAAACCCTCCATCAAAAATTCTTGTGTCACTTGCTGGCGAAGTTGCCCACGATGTCAACTTGGCGCGATTAGCGGAAGTAGTTTGCGGAAGTAAAGTCTCGTCAATTTCAAGATAGTAATATATTCCATTAGCATATACAGCATTATAGATGCCACTACCATTTAACTCAATATACACAACCCTGTTATTGCCTGTAGAAGCAGCGTGCAATTCTATGTATTTTGGAGTGCTATTCGCATATCTGATATATAAGTTGAGCAATTCGCCAGTTCCGCCGCCATCATAATTGCCATTGAATCCGCTTATGTCGACATAAAGTTTTTTGATACAACGGTTGAGTTCTTTGTTCTCGGTGAACACTATCGGCTCGTCTCGCTTCGTCACCTCTTCCAAATTTTCCCCAATCGCTACAAACGCTTCGCCTACACGCTGCGCGGTGTTGGCACCCGTTACGGTCTCGTCTCTGATGAGCTCACCCCTGGTTATTATTTCTTGATTAGTCATATCTCAATTTTATTTCGTTTCAAAATTATTCAGTCTTTCCACCACGCACAGTTGCTCAGACAATGTGAATTCCGTGTGGTATCCGTAGAGAGCGTTTGAATTGTTCTCGATTCGCTGCACCTTCAGACCGTCGATGTCGAACGCACGGAGGAATGGTGCTACCCCCTTATGGCGGTCGTCGAGAATCTTTGCAAATATATCACTAAGTATTGAATCACACAAGGACAGCTTTTCCTCGATGTCGCAGTAGTCAGCCGTGTCTCTTACGTGCGTCAGCACTTGCAATCGGCATGTCTGCACCTTCTTAACGTCAGTGCCCATCCCGTCAAACGTATAGTCGCCCAAAGAGAATACCACGCACGGGTAGTGCATTCGTTCAGAGAGATACGTTTGCTTCTTGTCTTCGTTCAGGTTTACGAAGTGTATGTCATGCGGTCGATGCCTCAGTCTCTTGTGTCTGCTGCAAAGACCCTCGATGTAGTTACTCAGTTCACTTGATTTCATGGTTTATGAAAGTCTATGGGCCGTACCGGCACCCGTGTCTAACGTCGTTAGGATGGTGTTGCGGAATCGCAGTTCCACCCTCTTCTTATGCCGTAACCAAATAAAGAGTTTGATGGGGTCCAGGATGTTCTGACGGTCTATCCACGCATTCGCAATGTTCACCAAGAAAGCCTCACGGATGTTGCTGCCGCCTTGGTTGCCGGCATACACACCGCCAGGCATCTGACTTCCCATCACGTTAGGATTCAACATGAGGGCAAAGAGAATCTCAGAGTTGGCCGCAGAAGACGTAACGAGGTTTTCCTGTCCTGCGTTGTATTTGTTGGAGAGAGGCGTGATTTTCCATTCTTCCTCCACTCTTCCGTTGTACTCGTTTACGGCATAGTTGGTGAAGATGGGCTTTTCCGCATTCTCAGGACCAAGCAAGTTTTTTTCGATACTGTCCATGTACTTGTTAATCGCTTCCTCTCTTTCCTTCGATGTCTTGAAGTCAGCCACGGGGAATTTCTTATCCCAATAACTGTAAGGAATTTGAACATGCCATTTCCATGTGGTTTGGTTTTTATACGCTTTCTTCAGGAATCTTGGTATCATGTGCGAGATATCCACCCAGCCAAGTACCCATGCAGCCCACCAGATAGGTTCGCCGTAGATATCCTCATTACTCCAGGCATCGCGCACCGAATAGACAAACCCATGCTTACCCTTGAATTTGTTGTATTCCGCCACGTCGTCAGGGTTATAGTCAGAGAGCAAGTCGATAAACTTTGCCCCTATCGTGTCGTTGGGTGCATAATCCCACGATCCAGAGATGCAACACTCAGATTCACCCTTCTCGTTGGGTTCCGTGTAGCGATAGTGGATGCAGTTCAACGGATTCATACCGATGTACTCCCCTTTTAGGTTTGGGACAAACTGCACGGCACCGTTTCCCACCTTCAGATAGTCGCGCAATACCTTCTCCATGTACCGCCTTACCATACGAGAATTCACGAATTCTTGTATCTCCTTGTCCTTGATGGGAGCCAATGTCTCATCACCATGCTCATTGTAGCCCGTCACCTCACAGGCATAGATACCCTGTCCGATGGTCAGCCGCCAAAGGAATTTCAAGCCCGCATTCAGTACGGTGGTATCCCTCACGATGCGGATGGCGTGATACGGGAACTGGTTATCAGGTCCCCAACAAATCACCTTCTTACCGTTTACGTCGATGTATTCACGATGATGTTCCTTGTCGAAGGGAAACAACACCTGTCGTCTCTCATCAATGGCCGTCTTGTCAGATGTCGTCTCACCGTAGAAATACGTTGAGTTCATCAGTAGCGGCGTACCCTCATTGTTATATAATATTTCCATGTTCTAAGATATTAATCGAATACGAATGAGAAAGTGCTGTCGAAGATATTCCTACCCTTAATTTGGGCAACAACATCAGCGTACCATTGTTGGCGACTGTCAGCATACTTCCATTTCACGGAGAATCCTTGCGGTTCGTTGCTTGGGTAGGCATACTCCACCGAGATGTCTGTGATAATCACATAACGAGCTTCGCCGATGCCGGCTATCAATGCCGACACGATGGGAGAGCGATACAATTCAGCGTACTGTCGTTGTTCCTTGCGTTTTATCCATCCTGAGTGAGACTCGAATTCCCGTTGCAGATCATCATCCATGCGCACCTCATACCAACCCGCACGGCCTATGGTCGTCTCCAGAGAATGCGTCTCCTTGTTGTGGCCACGCATGGTAAGAGCTTCCACCAATCCGAAAGTGTTCAAGAAGTACCAATGCGACTGTTCAGGATAGTTGCGGTGGTCCACCTCAAACTCGATGCTATCCGTACACACACCATCCATCCAAAGACTGAGCTTATATTCGTACACCTTCACGCGACCATATAGCGCAGCACCCATCATGGATTTTACGATACCATTTGGAGCACCGTTCAGGTAGGCATAGCGAACGGCTGCAGCCGTTACGGGCAACTGATAGTCACCCTCCATCTGTACACCGTTTTCCACATACACCACATGCAAGGTTACGGAATAGTCGATGGCGGTATTCATTACCGGCACCCATACGGGCGACACCGATATATCCGGACAGATACGACGCTGCCTCAATTGAGTGGCAAACACGCAGAAGTTTTGCGGTTGTGCCACATTGCCAGCCGTACAGTAATACACCGTAGCCGTAGCCGTTACCGCCGTTTCCTCCGATGTGGTCAGCGTCAGTGTTGCCGTGGGTGTCGTCTCTGTGCCCAGTGAGATTTGTCGCATCTGTGGCATTGCCAGGATACACTTATCCACCAGCTTTCCAAGGTCGCCAAACTCCACCTCACCGTTTACGGGTGTATAGATACACGTTGAATTGTGTCTCTCCACGCCGTCACTGGTTACGATGGTGATGTTTACCTCTATATCCTCATTCGCAGACAGGCGAATGTCGTTACACTCAGAGGCGAACATCATAGGCGATATATTAACGAATGTTGACATCTATCTTATGTTAATCAGTTAATTGTTACATCGCAAAGAATCCGTTGCATCCGTCATTGTCGCGGATAACGTGACCGTCTTTGGTATCTGCATAGTCTGACATGTGGTCACGGATATAGAGATGCAAAACGGTTTTGCTATCCTCAAGGTCGTTGACATAGATGGCCAATCGGTCGCCAATGGCTGCATCGGTGGCCGGTTGCCTCGTGCGGTTCTCGGTGTTGTTGGCCGTCACCGCCTCGAAGTACAGACCTTTATCCGTCAACGTTCCCGTTTGTTTCAACAGTCGCAAGGCAGCACCGCACACCATCACGCGCACACATTGTTTGCGCAGATCCTCCAAGTCTGCATCCTCTTCACCACCTTCAGCAAGGTCGTCGAGGTAGCCGCGTAGTTGCCAATAGAGCTCAGAACCAAGAACGCCGCGCAGTTCGCCCTCTTCCACCGTGGGAAATTCGGCCGCCAACCGCATAAAGACAATGGCACTGTTCTCGATGTTGACGTACTTCTGTGTTTCATCCACCGTGCGAACGATGGCTTTCCTTGTTGCCTTGTATGCTGGGGATGATTCGTAATCCGTGAACACGTCTGCTTTTTCAGACAGATAAGAGAGCAGTCTATCCAGGGCATTGAACCCTTTCACCTTGAATCCCTCTCGCAGTCTATCCTCCTGGTACTTGTATGCCTGTTGCCAATCATCAGACCCTTGGCGTTGAAATCCTTGGTCAGAGATGCGCACTTGCAGATTGTCGAAGTCGTACCAGAACGCAAGGTTGGCCACTGCCCGTTGTGCCAATCTGAGCAACTTTGTTTCCTCCGCCGTTAGATCATCCATTTCTACCCGTGAGTAGATATCCTCGATGGCCTCCATCATGTCGTCACCAAGCAAGGGGATGAGAAATAGTTCCTGGACATTGCCCAACGAACTTTCCATCTTTTCAAAGCTCAGAGATGCCGATGCGGGTACGTATTGCCCTATCTCCTTGCCATTATCCCAGTTATCTCTTGAGAAAATCATATCTTTACTGTTTTACCATTCCTTTAATGTGTAGCCGGCTCCTATCATGGGAGCACCGCCGATGAAGTCATAACCAGCCATTACGTGCAACCGCTTATGCCTATACACGCCCATGAGTGCAGCCGTATTCCTGCCCGTCACTCCCTGCAAGCCTACGGAGTTCGCCTTGACAAATCTGCTCGCGTTGAATGTTAGGCTCGCTGTTCGGCTTGTCAGGGAGTTTCGCCAAAGTGTATCTTGTATCACGAGCATCACGGTATCGTTGTTGAATACCGTATCCCTATATAGTTTCTCCGTGTAGAATTCCTGGACAACGTACTGGGTATCCACCACCGATGGCATTCTCACCCGTATCGTCTCTGCTGGTTGGGGTATGTAGCAAGTATCCCACACCAACAGCGTATCTGTTTCGGTGATGATGTGTGCCTTCGGGGTGGTTCGCCAGGTATGTCCTACCAGCAAACCAACCGCAAAGGCTATCAGAACTAAAATGAAGAATCCAATTGTGTCTTTCATGCGTCGCCCTCCTCGGTTTGTCGTTGGTTGCCGAAATGGGGATTGTCGTCACGCATTCCCTCTTCTCTTTCCCTGAAGAATCGTTCGAAGCGGTTTTCTGATTGCGTCAGCTTCGTTCTAAAGTAGATGGCCACACCAAAGATACCACCAGCATAGGTGAGTGCCTGTGCAATGTACCACAATACGCCGTCGGCGATGTCGTAGCCTCCGTAGAAAAACGACAAAAATGCCAAGATCACGCCGCTTACCACCATCAGTACCGCCGTTGAGTACTGGATGACATCTTTCGTGTTATTTGTCATAGTGCCATTCATGACTTAATGTTTTCATGATACAAAGTTAATGAATCGCTCGCTAATTAAAAAGGACACGTTTTGACACCAAACGACCCTCCCACCTCATATATCCTGCAAAAAGGCGAGCCGAAAGGCGATGTCAACAATAGA